GCTTTCGACAACGCTGAATGTTCCGGTGACGGCCGTGGTGTCGGAGATGAGGCGGACGCCGTTGGCTTTGTTCGTTGTTCTGACGTTAGGGTTCATAGGATTAGTATTGGTTGACGCGGGCGGTCCACATGGACGGCTGGTTTTGCTGGAAGTAATATTTGTCGCGCTGCGCGATCAGCTCGGACTCGGCCATCTGTTCCATGGCGAGTGCTTTGTCTAGCTGGCCGTCTTCTGTGAGGAGGTCGGAGGTCAGCATGAGCGCGACTGCTTTGGCGATGACGGCGGGCACGGTCGCGGAGAGGTTGCTCGCGCTGTATTCGGTCGGGCGGATGCGGTAGTTGACCCAGACGGTGTCTGGCAGGTCGGTGCCTTGCGGGAAGCGCACGTTGTCGCCGAGGAGGGTGTAGCCGATGGCGCGGGGGGCAACGTGGGTCGCGGGGTTGTCGCGGAGGACGGCGAAGACTTCGCCCATGGCGGTCTCGCCGGTTTGCTCGTAGGGGATGAAGTAGCCGGTCGTGTCGTTGCCTTCGACGGTGCGTTCTTCGACGCGCATGAGTTCTGGCCAATCCGCCCACTCCCAGCAGTCGGCGATGCGTTCGTTGGCGGCGGCGGTCATCATGGTTTTTGCGCCGGATGGGATGGCGTCGATGGTGCTGGCGTCGTTGCCGACACGCTGCCATGCGCGCAAAAGAATAGACTGTAATGTGACAGTCCTCATTATTCAGCAGCGGGTGCTTCCTCCGTGAGTTGCTTTTCGATGCTCGTTGCCAGCGGCAGGATCTGCGCGGCGGCGTTCAGCCCGCCAGTTTTGACGGCGAGATCCAAGCACTGCATGACGACCTTGGCCTCGGCTTCGGAGAGCGTGACGGTCTTACTCATTGGGTTGCTCCTGTTGCGCGGCGAGGTAAGCCTGTGTCGCGGGAATCGCGGCCAAGACTGCGGCGAACGCGGCGGCGAGTTCGGGCACGGCCTGCATGATTTCGGGACTCAACGGCGCGGTCATCTTCTGGACGAGTGAACCGTTGGCGAGTTCGCCGCTCTCGGTGCAGGGAAGAAGCTCCACGGTGATGCTGCCGGAATCGGCGGTCGGCTGGATCGCGGACAACGTGTAAACGTGGAGCCTGTCGTAAACCTTGGCCTCAACGGCTTCGGTCGTGATCGGGTTTGGATTTGTTAGCATAATCTTTAGGTGGCGATGAGGCCCAAGGTGCGGAGGCGGGCGAGCAGATCGTTTAGTCGTGCTTGCGTGCTGGCGGCGTCCGTTGCATCTGCCACGGCGGCGGGTTGCGCGGCGGGTGTGGCGTTCCAGAAGCCCAAAAGCTGTGTTGTGCCTGTGCCGATGCGCGTTCCCGTGGTGGTGTCGGTGACGATGTTGCGAGTGGAGGCGTCAAGGTTGCCGTTGAGAGTCAGCGCACCGCATGAGAGCGGGGCGAAGCCGCTGTTATCGGCCAGACGGATGCGAAGCGTAGAACCGCTGGTGTTGAGGGCGGGCCAGCTTGAGGATGTGCCGCCAAGGCGGACTAAAACATCAGAGCTGTTAAAGGCGCTGATGGTAAGAACGCCTGCGGTTGATGGCCCTGTGATAAAGGTAAAGCCGTCACCAAAAGAAATTCCGCCGTTTGCTTGCCTACAGGAAACAGTTGCCGCGGTAACTCCCCCTGTAAATGTCGCACCAGCCGAGACAGTTAACGGCCCGTTTGCGGCAACGCTTACCCGCGTCACCCCATCCGTCTGAAACTCCAGCGCCCTCGCCGTCCCGCCGCCCGATCCCTTCTCCGTGCCGATCTGAAACACGTTGCTCGACCAGCGCAGGAAGCCGCGCTCGTGGTTCGTGGCGGAGGTGAAGGTGTTAAAAATTCTATACTCCTGCGGATTCGCGGCGTTGTATTGCGAGAGGACGCCTGCGGCATCGCGGCGGAGGATGAGGTCAAAGTTAGAGCTTGATGGCGCGCCAGACGAAGCCCATCCAAGTTCTCCTTCGGGTCGCATTCCGCACCGATTGTTTGAGAATGCCGCAAAGCGGGCAGCGTTTGTGCCAGCGGCCAACGCTGCACCGCTCACAACCGCAACCAATCCTTCGCCAGAATTTGTTTGGTAATTTCTGCTTCCGCTCGTTGGGGCAATAGAGCTTGCGCCGATAACGAAACCGTTAAGGGTTGCGTCACTTGAAGATGCGAGCGTGGTGAAGGTGCCTGCGGCGGGCGTGGTGTTGCCGATGGGCTGGCCTTCGACTTGAATGCGACCAGAGGCGTTCGGCGCGGTTAATGTGCGGACGGTGCCGGTGGTGATGCTGCCGAGGTCGAAGGCGAGGTTGCGGCTGGTGTCGCTGTTATCGTAGAGAAGAAACTGCGAGTCGCTGAACACGTCCGGCATGGTGCCAGCGTAGGTGTAGTCGGAGTCGCGGTTGCTGCCGCCTGTCGCTGTGCGGATGTAAATGCCTGCCTGCTTGCGACTAACCGGCCAGACGCCGCTGGCTGTGCGGACGAGCCATGCGCTGTTGAGAACGGCGGAGCCATCCAGCGGAAGGTCCGCATAGGTCGCTACCTCGCCGTCAATGTAGGACGCGCCGCCGCCGCCCGATCCTTTTTGATCGAACGTGCCGCTGAAGGGGTTAAACGTCCAAGGCATGGTAAAAGAGACTAAGAGACTAAGAGACTAAAAGACTAAGAGCGGGTGACGGTGGCGAGGTCCGCGTCGTTGGTGGTCGGCGGATTGGTCGTGTAGGAGAAGGTCAGCGTGGCGACTGTTTGGCCTCCGCTGCCGCCCTCTTTGTAGGTCACGGTCTGGATGTTGTTCGTGCTGCCGTAGTAGCTGATCGAGAGATAGTCGTGCTGGGGGATATTTAATCCGGCAACGTTGCGGACGTTAATGTTCGGGTGCATACGGTTAGGCGGCGGGTGCGGCGGTCATGCCGAGTTGCTGGTCTTGCTGCAGCTTTTGCAGCGCGGGCTGGGCGCCGGTGCGGCCGATGACGGCGTTCTGTTGCTGTTGAAGCTGGAACTGGAAGGCTTGTGCGCGGGCGTCGATCATGCTGCGGAAGATTTCGTCTTGTTGATATCGCTGCTGGACGGCGGGGTTGGACTGAATGATTTGCTGGAGGGTTTGCAGGCGGACTTGCGCGTTTTGGCCGCCTTCTTTCAGCGGGGGTTCGGTACCTGCGGCGATTTTGGCGAAGGCTGTTTGTTCGTCTTCTTGCTCCATCTGCGTCGCGGCGCCGATGTCCCTGACAAGAAGGTTAGCGAGGTTTTGGTCTACGCTACCGAGCATGACCTTAATCAATTGCGCGCGGTCGATCACTCCCATCGAATCAAGAGGCACTAGATTTTGGGTCAGGAACGTCATCTTGGCCTCCAAGGCGGCGTTATCGAGGGTTCTCGCGTCGAACTCGGCAGTGATGTCATAGCGACCGCGGATGTCGGCGGCGCCTTCAGCTAACGGCGTGGCGTTTCCGGTGACGCGAGAAATTTCCTCCGGCAACATATACTGCTGCGCCAAGGCGAGGATCTGGATCATCATGACCTTCATGTCGAGGAGCCATGAGTCGGCCAAGTCCTGCATGTGCAGCATGGCGATGTTGGGATTGACGCTCTCAGTCATCCGTCCGAAGTAGCGGTCAACGTCGGCGCGGGTTGCCTGTTCGACCTCGATAGAGCCTTGGTCAAACGGCGGCGGCGTCATCCAGTTGATTTCGTTCGGACGGCGCTCAGGGATCTGCATCGCTGGTCCGAGGACGAGATCTAGGCGACCTCTGGAAGCGGGCACTTTGAGAGGGGGAATGATGCTGATACTGGCGCGGTCAACCCTATAGTCCCTCTGCACCTTCACCTCTTCCTGCGCCGACTGGACGATCTCAGGAATACCGCGGCTTTCGAGGAGGGGGCGGGTGTTGCGCTCGCGGGGCAGCTCGACAAAGGGATACATCTGATGCTCGTAGGGCATCAGCTCATGCAGGGCAACGGAGTCGGTGATGCTGTAGTTGACGACGGTGCGGGTGACCTTAGTCGCTCCGGTGCGGTCGTCGTGCTCTTTGCGGTAGACGTGCCACACTTCGATCAGGTCGCGCATTTGCTCGTAGAGGAACTGGTCCGAGCGGTGGATGTTCATGTGGATGCGCTTCATCTCGCCGCGATGCTTCACCGCGCGCTCGACCCACTCCTTGTCCCAGCCTTCCAGTGCGGCGCGCTCGCGCAGCTCGAACTCGCTGAGTAGCTCGCGGCGGGCGATGAAGGGCGCCCTCTGCAGGGAGTCCGTCTGTATTGGAAAAATCACGTCCTCCCATGCCTCCAAAGCGCGCACCACCGGCTTGCTGGAAAAAATATAAGGGCTTTCCCACTCGACCTCGCCCTTCTCGCGGAGTTGGCGAACCTTGGAGACGCTGCCCAGCTCCGGCACCACCTGACCGAGAAGCTCCGCGGCCAGCTCCTCCTGAGCCGGATCGAGAACGACTTCGAGGAGCGCTTGCAAGTTGGGATCTTGCGTCTCCTCGATCATCATCATGGCCTCTTCGAGCGTGAACTTCTTCACCTCGACGCGGGTCTGGCGCTCCCAGTCCACCGCCATGACAGCGAGGCCGTAGGTCTCTCTAAACTCTGCAGCCAAGCGGATCTCGCGGCGCATGTCGTCGGCGCAGTGGCTGTGCAGGAGCCAACGGAGCACAGTCTCGGCGGCGTTCTTCTTCGGGGCGTCCATCACCTCGACCGGCTGGACTTGCAGGCGCGATTTGAAGAATGCGGACGTGAGAGAGATGACCCGCTCCCGAATGATCGACTCGGCCATCCTGACGGAAACGTCCGAACTATTTTCCCAAGGAAAGACCTTCTTGCCGTAGAAGGCTTGGTGCTTGCGGCCGTCGTCGCTCTGTCCGGCCCAGATACAATACCGGACGTTGAAATTCTTGAGCTTGCGATGCAGGTAGCCGGAGCCGTCGTGGTCCGCCTGATCGATGTCGCTGATCATGCGCGTGATTTTGTCGCGGTCGAGTTTCATTAGATCAGGACGGTGGTTTTGCGCGGGGTATACTTAATCGCGCACTCAGGGTTCCGTTTTAGAAACCAGTGGCGGAATGTTTTGTCAGACCAGCAGCCGTCACCTAGATGCTTCTGCCATGCAAAATAAGCATCGGCCGGAACGTCCATAACGTGCTGACCGATGCCGTCTACAGTGCAGTGTTCTAACTGGTCGTTGACCTGTTTGGCTTTGCGAGCTTCGATAGCGGCCATCACTTGTTGTGCGCGCCATCCTGTCTGCAGCTCCTCTTTGACAAGGTGAGCCAGCTCGTCATCCATGTCTCCGACCAGATCGGAGAATATTTGATCTGACATCCTAACTTCTGCCGTCCGACCCGCATACGCAGTGCGGACGGCAGTGTGTTAAGACGCTTAGAGCGAGGACAGCTTCGTCACGGCGAGGTAGATGTGGATTTCTCCAGCATCAATGTTGCTCAGTGACTTGGCGGTCATGCTCTCAACCAACAGGTCAACCGTGTCGGCCGCCGTGTAGGCGAAGGGAACGGTGTTGACGTTGGCGGCGTAGAGCACCTCGGTGCCATTGACGTTGACCTGCGTGGCAGCGATGTATTCATCGGTGTCGGTGCCGTCACCGACCTGCACTTTGGTGTCGTTGAACGCGCCATCCGAAGCATCGGAGAACGCGGTGACGAGTTTGTAGGCAGCCTTCTCGACGACATCGCCAGCGGCCACGCTCAAGAGCGCGATGGTCTGGTCGGTGTCGGCGGTGGACTCGGTGAGGTCAGCGTGCGTGACGATGGCCTTGTGCGTGAAGCCGGTTGCGGCTTTGGTCTCAGCGGGGAGTTCGAAGATTTCCATAATAGTACGATCTTTCTAGTTAGTTGTTCGATTAGGAAGTCGCGGAGAACTTGCCCATGTTCTTGGGCGACAT